ATAGCGATTTTTTCTTCTCTTGTTGGTTGCACTTTGTCCTCTAACAAACTCGCAAGATTTTCAGGACTATAAACTGACAATGCCATTGAAGAACTTTCATTCAACACACTTTCATTCAAAGCTATTCCTAACTTATCTGCAAGTGCTTTTGCCTGATCAAAGTATCTGTATGATTTAAGACCTAATCTCAACTTCTTCATCTTTTCTTCAACAGTATTGAATAATTGTTCGTGTTGCGTTGCAACCTTTCCAATTAATTTGTTGAACATTTTAAAGATTTCAAAGGTAGATTGATCTACTTTGAACTGACGAGAATGACAATAACTTGTACCAATTACCCAAACTTTATCTCTATCCCATTCGGCACTCGGTTTCATTATTGACTTGTCCTCGTTTGATGACCCACGAAAACCTAACCAAGTATCACATTTATTTTCTTCTTCGTAATATCTTGGATTTCGTTTGCTATCATCATACCACTTGACTTGAAAATCTGGGTCGCAACCCGCTTTGATTAATTCATCTCGGTAGTATGCTCTAGCAAATCCCCTGTTGTCGCCCAAACTAAAGTTGACACCAACACTATCAGTATCAGGTTTTCCCTCTTCATCAACAATATCTGTTTGAAAATTAAAACAGTTATCGTGATAGAGTTCACCGCCTGCGCTATCATATTTTTTTATCATAGCCCTGATCGTGTCAACATCTTGTTGAGGTTGATATTGCCTGACTATGTTTTCGCAAAGTTGCAACATCTTTGGTCGCATTTGATTGTATTCTTCTTTAGCCTCTTGAAGTCCTTTGTTGAACTGACTATGTTCAACCCAATGACTTTGAAAAATACCCTCAATGCTTTTTCGCTTTTCAGCATTTAGTGTTTGTCTTTTCATGTTTTCCTTTCGTGTTAATTATTTTAATTTATCACTTGACAAATCTCTTGTCAAGTAATATATAGGATATGACTTTAGTAAGTCAATTAACTGGATCAACTCTGGGTTGTGGGCTAGCGAGGTGCTAGGATAATTTAGAGCTGATCCCTGGTCTATTAGGTTATTACCGATAATGCGTGCCGGCGCCCTAATGGACCTGGGATCAGATTTCCCTCAGAGCATGGACCTAACTATTCGGGGACTATGTGTTAAATCGGGTTAGAATAGTTCTGATCCTTTCGTTTGCTGGCGCTATTAGTGATGCGGTGTTAACAGCCGGTATTGTGAAGAGCGCCAAGCTTCAAGCAACAAGCTTCAAGCGTCAAGCTTGACATGCTTGATAATATAGGATATAGTTTCGTTATAGCCCTTGGCACCGTAGCGCTATTCAAAACTTCAACGGTGCATAACAAAGAAGGAGAAAGACATATGACACAATCATACCCAATCTGGATCGATGTATCCGGAGACAATTATAAAACATCGAAGAGCTTCGGCAGCCGTGATCACGTCATGCTGGATATCAAAGTAGGAAGCTCAGCGCGTAACAGCAATGACCTGGCAAGAGTTTCCATCCACATGCGGGAGGACGAAGCAGGTAACAGGACCTTCGCACTGGCACTAGATGGTTTAGTGATGCGAAGCGCTGTGATGACGAAAGACAAGAAGTTCTGGCACCGTGATCCGAAAGCAGCATGACATACCACAGCCCCAAGTATTGGAAAGAAATGGCCCGGCTCCGGAAGGAGCACGAGGCCAGGCAGCAAGCCATAGATGAAACAGTTCCTTACAATGATATTGAAGAGGCCCAAGCGTCAAGCATCAAGCTTCATGATCATGGACCCTGGAAAAAGTTTCACGGACCTTTGACCGAGGTGCTCTACCAAGATAAAACTGTTCTTCGGATGCTTCACATGAAATGCAATTTGGTGTGGAGAAAGACGTACCTTGTTACTCTTCGTAACTTTTAACTCTACTGTGAAAAAGGTGCCAGAATTATTGTAGCCCAATAAATCAGGAGTACCGGATAGACTAAGATTTTCAAGTCTAATCCAACTAATTGAAGGGATATTTTTTTTAATTTTTTGATATAATTTACGCTCAGGTCCCATAGTTTTTTGGGGGTAACATCGTCATTCATTTAATAGTCCTTTTGTAGTTTATCTGGCAAAATAAGACTAGAAGGTTTTTCTGTTTTTAAAACTAATCTGTGTGCAGTTTGACCTGGCTGACCGATGATTGGAACACTGTGTTCGTGCACTTCCATTCGTCTAATCTGATACAACTTTCCATCTCTTTCTACGTAAATCTGTGCGTTCTTAATTGCATCAGAACCTTTCGTAAACTGACCTAGAAATAATTGCAAGTCTTGTACTCTCATTAATCTTTTTGTCTTAACTTGTTGGACAACTCGTTTATCACAGACTTATAACCTTGCAACAAATTTTTAGTTTTTTCCAACTCAGATCCAATTTGTTTCCACATATTTAATTCAACACGCAATCGTCCGTTCAACTCTCGATGACCTTCGTTAATATCTTCTAACTCTTTTACTCGTTGAGTTAGTGTTTGTATGATTACTTCCAAGTCTTTGTCTCCTTTCTCCATACTTGACTTTATAACAATGTTACCTTAAATTGTCAACATGGGTTTACCAAAAAGACTTACAGAGATGCAAATGAAATTCGCCGAGTGTTATGTATTCGGTGATGAGAACGGGCCTATGACTAAAACAGAGGCAGCTATCAAAGCTGGCTACAGCCCAAAGAGAGCTAGACAGGAAGGATCAGAACTAACAAACCCAAAACTATCTCCACTTGTTGTCAAGTACATGGGAGAACTGAGAGAAGAAAGACTAAAGAAACATGAAGTCACCTATGAAGGTCACGTTGCAGAACTAGCTAGACTTCGTGAGGCTGCGTTGAAGAAAGGCTCTTTCTCTTCTGCTGTAAATGCTGAAGCCAATAGAGGCAAAGCAGCAGGACTATACATAGACAGAAAAATAATAAAAACTGGGAAGCTAGAAGATATGTCAGAACAAGAATTAGAAGCAAAGATGAAACAAATTTTAGACGACTATGGTCAGCTAATTGACGTAACGCCATCTACAACTTCTGAATCTTCTTTACCCAAGCCCGAGGAATCATCGTCCGATCCCCAAAACTAAAACTACCATCGTCTTCTCGATCGTAAGAAGCAAATAACTTAATTGATTTTTTATCTTTAGAATACAACCAGCCTTCGTTAACAGGTCTTGCTAATTTCATCCTGTCAAACTCTTTGTCAGTAGCCCAGCCCGAATCGCTCACGCAGTCGATCCACTCCACTCGGACTCTCGGATAAGGTATGTCGGGAGTTATTGAGGCAACAGCTTTTCTTCTTTTCCTAGGCATAAGGTGTTATATCATTTTTATATAAGGGATCTAGAAAGTTTTAAGTTAGTGAGACAAAAACAAAACCTTTCGCGGAAGGCCTTTCTGTATAGTGACAAAATAATTTGTCTACCTAAACATGATTTGTCACCTAATTTGTCTACCCTAAAGTCAATAAAATCAACACTTATAGACCAAAACGACAAAAAGACACTTTTTACTCTCTGCTTTTTTTCTAAAAATTTTTTAAACTTTTTAGATCCCTTATACAAATTACTTTGCCTCATTCTTGCCATAATGTCGCCTTAAAGCTGCCAATCTATCTTCAGCGCTTGAAATTTTTTGTAACATTTTGTCAACCTCACCTAATATATCAGTGTGCTCCGGAATAATTAGGTTGTGTTTGTTAAGTGCATCTATCCTGTATAGTGCATCTTCTATCTCTGCATCATACTTCTTCATCAGAGCTGTAAACATCTTATCGTTCATTTTTCATCTCCTTTTCTAATTGTGGCAAATCTATGTTAACCGCCTCTTTTTCGTCAAACTTTAGTTCGTGATACATGTCTAATCGTTTGAGAAACTTGTGTTTCCATGATCGTAAATCAGCCCCAGAAACAGTAAACTCTTGGTAATATAGGTCAGGTGTGCATACCATAATTATACCCTGTTCTATGTTTGATTTGTGCACATAGTCATGGGCCATAGCATAAGCTGCTATCTGCATTTTGTAATCGTCAATCCAATCTTCTCGCTTTGGTCTGTTTGCTTGCTTGAAGTCTACAATGGTATCCATTTCGTTGTGAACGCAAACCAGGTCAGTAGACCCAGCGTAAAGCCCAGGATAATACAACGTGACTTCCGAGCCGTAGATCGTTTCAACTGGCGTGAGAC